GTATCAAGCAACCGATATGATTATTGATGCAGGACATGGTGAAGGTTTTTGTATAGGTAACATCATGAAGTATGCTATGAGGTATGGTAAGAAGAATGGTAAGTCTGATGCAGACCTACTTAAAATTATACACTACGCTTTGATAGCTTTGTATTTAAATAACGAGGAATAAAATGATAGATGATAAAGTAGGCGTTAAACCTTATCTAGGTATTAACATTAATTACAATAAAGAAAAGAAACTAGACCGCTTTAGTTTAGATACACTTAAAGATAGATACCTCTATCAAGAGGAAGGAGAAACTTATGCACAAGAAGCCTTTGCAAGAGCTGCAGTCTTTGCTTCAACATTTAAAGAACACACCGATTTCGAGTTGGCTCAGAGACTTTATAACTACTCTTCCGACCTATGGTTCATGTTTAGCACTCCTATTCTTAGCAATGGGGGAACCAATAGGGGTTTACCTATTAGCTGTTTTCTCAATTACGTACCTGATAGTCGCGATGGTTTATCTGCTCACTATGATGAAAATATTTGGCTCGCAAGTACAGGTGGAGGCATTGGTGGATATTGGGGAGATATTAGAAGTAATGGCATCGCTACTGCTAACAATAGTCGTTCTACTGGTTCAATACCATTTATGAAAGTAGTTGACTCTCAGATGTTAGCCTTTAATCAAGGTATAACACGAAGAGGGTCCTATGCTGCCTACATGGATATTGACCACCCGGAGATAGAAGAGTTTATCAACATTCGTAAAGAATCCGGGGGCGACATAAATCGTAAGTGTCTTAATCTACACAATGGCATTAATCTAACTAATGAGTTCTTACAAGCAGTAAAGAATGATGATGACTGGAGACTGATTGACCCTAAGACGAAAGAAGCTGTCAAGATAGTTAGTGCTAGAGAGTTATGGTGGCAAATATTAAATGCTAGAGCAGAGACTGGTGAGCCTTACATGGTTAATATAGATAACTGTAATGATGCTTTACCGAAGTCTCAAAAAGATTTAGGTTTAGAGATAAAACAAAGTAATCTTTGTTCTGAAATAACATTACCTACCAATGAAGAAAGGACCGCAGTTTGTTGTTTATCTTCAGTAAATCTAGAGCACTTTGATGAATGGTCTAACGATGAACAGTTCATTGATGACCTCGTAACTATGCTTGATAATGTTTTACAGCATTTTATTGATAATGCTATTGACACATCTGAAATTGGGGAGTATAATGCTAATTACAAACGTTTTTCTAATCATGTCAAACCAGATAAAAAATCATTTACAAAAGCTGCGTATTCAGCTTACAGAGAAAGGTCCATTGGATTGGGAGCAATGGGGTTCCACGCTTATCTACAACGTAAAGGGATTCCTTTCGAGGGTATATTCGCAACTGGCTTTAACTACAGAGCTTTCCAACACATTAAAGGAAAGGCTACTGATGCTACTAAAAGACTTGCCGAAGAACGTGGTGAAGCTCCTGATATACATGGTAGCGGCCATCGTAACGCTCATCTTTTGGCTATTGCTCCTAATGCCAGTAGTAGCATTATATGTGGTGGCACTTCCCCTAGCATTGAACCATATCGTGCTAACGTATATACGCACAAAACTTTATCCGGTTCTTACCAAGTTAAGAATAGAAATTTAGAAAGTCTTTTCAAAAAGAAGGGCCTAAAAGCCAAAGACCTTGAGCAGATATGGAAAGACATTGCTGCTAATGAAGGGTCCGTACAGCACTTAGATATTCTAGATGAAAAAGAAAAAGAATTGTTTAAAACCGCAAATGAGATTAATCAAATCTGGATAGTTGAACATGCATACAAACGACAAGAGTTTGTGTGTCAAAGTCAAAGCGTAAATTTGTTTTTTGTTTTTCCTAAAGCAACCGAGTCCCAAGAAATACATGACGAATACTTACAGTATGTAAACGATGTTCATTGGTATGCTATGCATACTTTAAAGTCTTTGTATTATTTTAGGTCTGATGCTGCTAGAAATGCAGAGAATGTTAATATTAAAATACCTCGTATAAGATTAGAGGAAGTGGATTGTATAGCTTGTGAAGGATAAAAAGTTTAGTGAGTTTTGTAGACGCATGTGGTTAGACCATTGCGATGAAAATAAAACACCCTTCTCTATCACCTACACAGAACAAGAATATAAAAAAGAATTTAACAAATGGCTACTGAAAAAGTATGCCGAAGAAATGGAGGAAGACAATGCCTCAAACTAAAGAACAGCTAGCAATTAAAAAGAAAGCATATAATGAAATAAATAAAAAACAAATAGCTGCTCAACGAAAAGAATATAGAGAAAAAAATAAAGAAAAAATTGCTGTTTATATGAAAGGATACAGAAAAGTTAAGAAAGTATTAATAGCTGATATAAATCAAATTTGGAGAACTAAACCAAAAAATAAACAAGCTTTAAAAGAATACAATAGAATGGCTAGGTATGGTATTACACCTGATAGTTTTAAAAGGATGCTTAAAGAACAAAATAATAAATGTAAAATATGCTCAGTCGAATTTGACGAGCTTATACCTAATCAAAAAATTAATGTAGACCATTGTCATACAACTAATAAAGTTAGGGGTCTTTTATGTTCTCTTTGTAATAGAGGTTTGGGACAGTTTAAAGACAGCACAGAAAGATTAACAAACGCAATTAACTATTTAGAGGAAAACACATGAGTATACTAGGAACAAGAGAACATTATAAACCCTTCGAATATCCTTGGATGTTTGATTACTATGTTCTACAAAATCAAATGCATTGGATGCCTGAATCTGTTCCTTTACATAATGATGTCAAAGACTGGCAAGAACTTAGTAAAGAAGAAAAAAATCTATTAACACAAATCTTTAGATTGTTCACACAGTCAGATGTAGATGTTGGGTCCGGGTACGTAGACAAATACATGCGTATCTTTAGAAAGCCGGAAGCCCGGATGATGATGACTTCATTTGCTAACATGGAGTCCATACATCAACATGCTTATAGTCTTTTATTGGATACTGTCGGCATGCCTGAAATAGAATACAAAGCCTTTGCAGAGTACGAAGAGATGGCTGATAAGCATGATTACGTTGGAGAGTTTAAACCCACATTAAAAGATAAACAAAGCATTGCAAAGACTCTTGCAGTCTATTCAGCTTTTACTGAAGGCTTACAACTCTTTAGTAGCTTTGCTATCTTATTAAACTTCCCTCGTTTTGGACGCATGAAAGGCATGGGTCAGATAGTTACTTATAGCATCCGGGATGAATCTATGCACGTAGAAGCTATGACAAAACTATTTAGAGAGTTTATACAAGAACATCTAGACATCTGGACCGATGACTTTAAAAAAGAAATTTATGAAATCTGTAGGAAGATGGTAGCTTTAGAAGATAAGTTTTTAGATTTAGTTTTTGATATGGGTAATTTAGAAGGGCTTACAAAAAAAGATATGTATGCTTACAATAGATACATAGCGGATAGACGCTTACTCCAACTAGGGTTAAAAACAAACTTCGGACAAAAAGATAATCCTCTTGGGTGGATTGATGAGGTCATGGGTGTTGAGCATCAGAACTTCTTTGAAGGTAGAGCAACATCATACATGAAAGCAGGGCTTAGAGGGAAACAGAACCTTGTAACATTTAACGAAATAAAAAATGAAGAAGAACAAAAGGGCGAAGGAAGCTAACTTAATTAGTTGGAAACTTTGTATAGATTCTGAAAATAAATTAGTCACCGAACTAAGTGCTTTTCCAATAGAGTACATAGGCCTCTTCCATCAAGAAGATAGATTAGTTATTCTCAAAGCCTTACAAGAAGCAAGGACTGCTTTAGAACCCCTACATAAAAGTATAGAAGTTCAACTAGATGCCACTTTTTAACAAAAGGTTAATTTCCTTGAGTTATGGTTATTCTTGATGAGGCCCCTCCGTTCACGACTACCTGAGTACTCTTTCCATTCTGCACTAAGATAAAGGTATAGGAGCTGCTCTTATCTAAGTCTAGTCTTACAGTATCTTCTAAGGATTTATAAAAGGTTAGAACTGTATCAGTCGTAAACGTGTTTATCTGTGTCTCTGCATCAAAACCAAAGGTTGTGCCTTGTAGGTCTAAGTCAGCCTTTAAGATGGTCTTGGTGGTATCTAATTCATTCACCTCTTCAATTACGTTCAGTAAGTCTTCTAAAAAGTTTACATCTAAATAGTTTATGTCTAACTCTGTAAACTCTAGTTCATCCTCTTCTAAGTAATCTTTTTCTAACTCTTCAAACTCTAGATAGTCTATGTCTAATAAATTACCTGTCTTTGTTTCAGACGAACTAGATTCTAATGTCTCTACTTCTTTTGGAGCAGAAACAATAAGCATGTTGTCTATGAGTTCTAAGGTTAGGTCCAGAATAACTGGATTGCTAGGAGCAGTCTCAAACATAGAAGCTGTGGTAGCTTGATAGGGCTTGTTTAAAACTACTTGACCCATAGCAGTACTAACCACTATCTCTCCAGAGGGTAGTCCGTCTTCTTTAGGTAATAAGATAATTAAAGACCTTCCTAATTCATCTACAGTAACTGTGAAGTCAGTGCCTCTAATTCCTATAGTTGCAGAAGGCGTATTAATCCTAATGTTTTTTTTCTTGATAGTCGACAACTTCCCCGTAATAAACCTTCCGGTTCCACGCGCAAACTGAAGTGCCATTTTTGATTTAGCCGGGTCCGGGTCATAGACAAATTCATCTATAACCACTTCTGAATGTTCGGTTAGTCGTATTTGAGTTTCATCTAAAAAAGTAATGCCTATTCTTCCATTTGAAGTCTGAACATTATCGAAGCTATTTATATCAAATGATAAAGCAGCTTGATATGTGTCATCTCGGACAACTCTACCCGACCCTTCTAATTCTGTGATACTTCCTATATCAGCATGAAGTGGACGTACCACCATCAGACTGAATAACACAGACAGTACCATTGCTGCCTGTAGAAAGTATTTTAAGCCAATCATTATCTAATGTACTCTGTTGGTCTATGTTAAATGTTCTTGAACTACCTGTTTGGTCTAAGTAAAAGTAACCACCGGCATAACCATCACCATCGAAAGTTACGCTGTTTGAATCACCATCAATATCTACAAAGCTTGTACCTGCATCGTAATCAATATCAAAGTCTAGTGTATTACTGTCGCCCTGTATTATCCAATCTAAATCAGTACTACTTGCCATATCTACTGTTGCTAAGTTCAAAGTAAAAGTATTACTTGTACCTGTTACATCTACATTTAAGTTTGAACTATCTGCTCCATGAGTATTTGTTGGGTCAACTTGTATATTAAACGTGTTGCTATCTCCATCAAACTCAAAGAAGCCTGTCAAACTATCAGCTAAAATATCTCCAAGAAATTTATTTGAGTCGCCTATTTGATTTATGTCTAGTGTCATACTAGTGCCATCTAAATCTAAAGCTGTCATGCTTCCTGCTGATGCAGTAGCACCTCCAATAAGGTTGCCTGAACCTAATTGCTCTAAATCTATATTGGCTGTAGCTCCAGACTGTTCAACAAATATTTCGTTGTCAGCCCCGGATGCCAATGCACTCGCCACAATCAATAGGCTTAATAATAGTTTTTTCATATTCCCAGTATCCTCTCTCTATTCCTGTCTTTATGACATTTAAAACACCTGTTTCTATAGCTCGTTGTAAAGCTATGGAGACAGATTCGTTTTCTGTAAAGCCTCCTTCTACCTCAACTAATTCTGTACCTAGTTCTATAAACCTAAATACATCTTGTGATAAACCTACAGATAAAATACTTTTAGAAACTAACACTTCTATTAGGACTTCACCTGTGCTTACAGAAACCAATCGTAGGGAGACACTTACTGTATCTTCCCGGTATTGTTTGCTTGTTCCTATTCCTAGATAACGAGCTCCCACTCCCCCGCTTGTTGTATTAGTATCGTAACTAATAACACCGCCTTGAACTAACAATCCGGCAAAAAGCAAAGGTTTTAATTTATTGTTCTCTTCAAACTCTTTCCTTGTGGTTCGTATCAGTTGTCTTTCTTTTGTTAGGTCATCTAAACCTACTCTTTCAACAACTTTAAAAAACTTTCCATCGGCAGCATGTTTAAAGGCCCTAATAAGAAATGCTTCAGGAGCCTGTGTAATCGCTGTACTAAACAAAGCAAACTCACTGTTACTCTTACGTTGCCCTGTTAAGTCTTTGAAGCTATTAGGGTATACAGCAATTGTAGGTTTACTTAAGGCTGCCGGTAAATCTTTTAATTCTTTTGATTGTAAATCTAATACAGATGATTCTTGTATAACTATGTTTGGTATACCGCCTGTAGTTAATAATGAATCATACTTTAAAGCACAACTAGAAAGTAAAAGACCCAATAGGTAAGGTAATAAGTGTTTCATTCCCATCTGCATCTGTTATTTTTAGTGTGATATATTCCCCATCTGAGTCGTATTCTATAGTGTTTCCTTCTAATTCTACTTGACCAGACTCGGATGAGTTGTCTCCAAATAAATTTTCTACTAACTGTCTTGAAAGCTGTGCATAGATACGAGACTCTAAGTTTCTAATAAATCTAGCAAGGGTTGTGTTCTTTGCTTCTCTTGCAAGCTCATCTTGGTAAGCTTCTATTTCTGCTTTGACTGCTTCTTTTCTATTGAACTCTTGGTTTTCTATTGTAAGGTAATGAGAGCTTGTATTGTTACCTGAAAAACTAGGGTTCTTAAACTTATGTACCATCTGGTCTGCAGATAAAACACTAATAAAAAACATTGAAAGAACTAGTAAACCAAGTGCTAAGACTTGTAAGACCGACATAAAAGCTATCTGCTTCATAGGATGTATATCTTCAATCTTAATCTTTTCTTT